TTAACAGTCCTTCTCTTGCAACAATCGTTCCACCTTTACCGACAGCCAATGGTGATTTACCTTTGAACTCTCGTTTTCCATATCGTTCTCTTTCGTACTTTGTTGCATCTTTCAAGTCTTTTGCTGAGTATTCATTCCCAAATTCTTTCTTGCCAGTTCCACTTCTTCTATCACCACCATGTTGTCCGACTTGTTCTTCAAACTCATCTTCACCACTTGGTTCTTCACCACCACCTTCGGCTGGGTCTGTTCCCTCAGTTTCAATTTGTTCCATTCTAAATGCTTGTTTTCTATCTTCAATCACACCATTGAACACATCAATCTTTTCTTGGTCGTTTAATTCAAAGATATTATCATATATCCATTGTCTTGAAAATAATTTGTTTTCAATCAAGTCATTAGCAATTTCTTTTTTCTGTGTTAATAATTCTAATTTTTCTTGTTGATGTATCATTGATGGATTAGTTAGTTCTAATTCAAAATTAATCAATTCTGCATCATCAAATCCTTGTGTGTATAAATGAACAATTGCAATTTTCTCTAATTCAGCTACAATGATTTTTTGTAATCTTTCAATCGTTCTCGCAAATCTTACGTCTTCTGCAGCCAACGTAGCCTTTGAACCTACATTCTCATCATACCCAAGAAATGCTTTTGGAACTTTAAGAGCAGCCATCATTTTGTTTCTCAAGTATTCCACATCTTCAATAGCACCATCATTACCCAAACCTGGTAAAGTATCGATATTCGTTCCACTATCTCCACCACGAACAGGTAAGTAATAATCCTCTGTAATGGATTCCATATTGTATTTTAAATTATATTCACCATTTGCATTCATCACAGGTGTTTTTTTCATTTTATTAATAATTTGTTGCATAAAGTTATCCACTTCATTTGGTGGTATGTTTCCAATATCTACTTTGAATATTCTTTTCTCTGGTGCTCTCATCATTCTATGAATCAACATAGCATCTTCCATAAGAGTTAATTGTTTAAATACTCTTCTTGCACCCTCTAACATTGATTTACCATAAGGTAGATAATTCGTATCAGCCATATTTCTGAAGTGAGCTACTTCGTAATTTTCATGAACATCATTTGGTTTTGAACTTCTTCTTGTTTCTGAATATTGTTGAACTTCAAATTGAACCAATTTAGGATTACTTGGGTCATGTCCTTCTAATCTATTCACTTCATATACTGAAAGAGGTTTTACATTTACAACTCCATGTTTATCCAATATATCTAAATGTAAATAAAAATCACCATATTTAGCCATATTACGAATATAACTCCATAAATTAAATTCAATATTCATTATATCATAAAACAGATTGTGTAAAATTTTATGAACTTTTGGATTGTCGGTTTTAATCTTTAAGATTCTGTTTTCAATATTGTCAACCGTTGATTCATCACAATAGATGTCTAATGCAGATGAAATGATTGGGTCTGCATCCATTAATTCATAATCTCTAAATAATTCTTTTCGAGCTGTATCATATGCGTTTGCATTTTGTTTAGCTGCATATGATGAACCACCATATCCACTTGAATTAATTCTATTGTATCTATCAATAAAATTAGATGTTAATGCAGTTTGTGAAAATTCAACATCTTTTACTTTCACTTGTCCATCGTCTGTTTTTCTAACTACGATTTGATTTTGGAATAATTTTCCTAATCTCGTTAATATATTTTCGTCTGCCATTTTTTACCTCTTATTTAATTAACCAAGTTAAATCTTCTTTTTCGTCACCAAAGTCCATTTCATATGGATTCTTTCGTGGTTGTCCTACAGAACCTACTCCGAAACCTGCAGCGTGTTCAGATTTATTTCCATTTGACTTCAACATTGAGTTCATTGTTGCCCA